GAAATGACAATTTTGAATGAATATAGTCATAAATTTTCTCCATGTGGTGTCACAATGTTGTTTGCACTTGCTGAAAGTCATGTTTCTTGTCATACTTGGCCTGAAAAAGGTTATTTAAGCGCTGATTTTTACACATGTGGTAAAAAAGATCCAAAAATAGCTGCTAAATACATTATTGATAACCTATATTCGATTGATTACTTAGTTCGTGAGATAAAAAGGTAAAAAATAGGTATAAATAAAAACAGCAAACATTTTGTGTAAATAGTGGCTTCTAGGGCATTCAAAGATATCAACTTATCCTTCAAACGTCATCCTGTGACGAATGATGTGGTTGTAATTCGTGATGAGGATGCGATTAAAAGATCAGTCAAAAACATAATTTTTACAATTCTTGGCGAAAAACCATTCAATCCCAATTTTGGTTCAGTAATCAATGATTCTTTATTTGAATTAAACACAGCTTTGAATCAAATACGAATTGCAGATGAAATTAATGCTTCTTTATTGAATCATGAACCAAGAATTTCAAATATTGATGCGACTGTTGAGATTATGCCTGATTCAAATGAAATGAATTGTACGGTACAATATGATATTATTGGTATTCCAGCACCGACACAAACAGTGGATGTTCTCCTTTTCCCAGCTAGAGTATAATGGCATTCGGACAATACGTTAATTTAGATTTTGATCAAATTAAGCAGTCTATCAGAGATTATCTGAGGGCAAATACAAACTTCACTGATTATGACTTTGAAGGATCTAACCTTTCAATTATTATTGACGCATTAGCATATAATACATACACGACTGCATATAACACCAATATGGCAGCAAATGAGTGTTTTCTTGACTCCGCTACACTTCGAGAAAACGTTGTTGCACTTGCAAGAAACATTGGTTATGTACCAAGATCAAGAAGATCCTCAAGAGCAAGAATATCTTTTCTAATTGATAGTTTAATCGAGACATCAACAGTCACATTAAACGCTGGAATTGTTTGTAATGGTGCTGGAGACAATACAAACTACATATTTTGTATTCCAGAAGATATTACGGTTCCTGTAAATAATGGAGTTGCAGAATTTAATAATATTGAGATATTTGAAGGTAGTTTTGTATCACAAGACTTTACAGTTGATACTTCTTTATTCAATCAAAGATATATTTTAGATAATTCATTTATTGATACATCTACAATTAAGGTTAATGTCAAACCTTCCTCATCATCAACATCTTCAGTCACTTATAAGCAGATTGACAATATCATTGGAATTACATCAACATCAAATTCATACTTATTACAAGAAATTGAGGATGAGAGATACGAATTAATCTTTGGCGATAATGTAATTGGTCGAAAGTTATCAAATGCGAATGTAATCACAGCTTCTTATATTGTAACTGATGGAAGAGAAGGAAATGGTGCTTCAGAGTTTAGTTTTATTGGAAATATTACAAATCAAGATGGTGGATCAATTAATCCAGCATTAATTGGTCTTGTTTCAACAGATGAAAAATCAAGAGATGGTGATGATATTGAATCAATCTCTTCAATTAAGTATTTTGCGCCAAGAATTTATTCATCTCAATATCGAGCAGTGACATCATCTGATTATGAGTCAGTTTTAGGTTTTATATATCCAAATGTCGAGTCTGTAACGGCATTTGGTGGTGAGGAGATGTCTCCTCCTCGTTTTGGTAAAGTTTTCATTTCAGTTAAACCTCGAAATGGTGATTTTCTATCAGATGAAACAAAAAGAGAGTTAATTCAAAAATTAAAGAGTTATGCAGTCGCTGGTATCGTGCCAGAGTTTATTGATTTGAAATATCTCTATGTGGAGTTACAAGTTAATCCATATTATAATCCAAGTTTAAATGATCGACCAGATGATTTGAAAACAGGCATCTCAAATGCTTTGACTCAATATTCAAGATCAATTGATGTCAATAAATTTGGTGGTAGATTCAAATATAGTAAAGCAGTATCATTAGTTGATGCTGTTGATACTGCAATTACTTCAAATATCACTCTTGTCACAATTCGACGTAATTTAAAAGCAGTTTTGGGTCAATTTGCTCAATATGAGGTTTGTTTTGGTAATCATATTCATAGTCAGGAGTCTGCATATAATGTTGTATCGACTGGATTTACAATTGAAGGTGTTGTTGGAACAGTTTATATGGCAGATGAGGTTGTAGATCGTGAAACAGGTCGTATGTTCTTCTTTACATATGAAGAGGGTGGAACTCCAAATATTATTAAGAAAAATGCTGGAACGGTTAAATATTTGATTGGTGAAGTTCTTATAGATACTTGTAATATAACATCAACAGTAATTGCAAATAATGTTGTTGAAATTCAAGCAATTCCACACTCAAATGATGTTGTTGGTCTTCGAGATTTGTATATTAAATTTGATATGACCAATACAACAATCAATATGGTTCAAGATTTAATTTCATCAGGTGAAAATACATCTGGATCGAGATTTCCTCATATTCACAGTTATTATACTCCAACTTTCACAAGAAAATCAAACTCTCCAGTTTCAACAACCACTAATTTGCTTCCATCAACAGCAACTGGAACTTCAACAACGAGAACAACTGGTGGAACATACGCAACTTCAACTACAACAAGTACAACCACAACCAGCACACCTTCATCATCTGGTGGCGGCGGTGGATCTAGCTCTGGCGGCGGATATTAATGATTGACACATCAATACAAAGAGTCGAAATAAATCAGGTAATTGAAAATCAATTGCCTGAATTTGTACAAGCAGAAAGTCCGCTTTTTGTGGATTTTATGAAGCAATATTATATTTCCCAAGAATTTCAAGGTGGATCGATTAATATTGCTGAAAATTTAGACAGATATACTAAACTACAAACTTTTGTTGGTGCTGCATTAACAGAATTTACTGGATTATCTACGGATACTCAATCTTATTCGGAAACAATCTTTGTTGATAGTACAAAAGGATATCCAAGTCGGTATGGACTTCTTAAAATTGATGATGAGATTATTACATATACTGGAATCGGAACAACTTCATTTACAGGTTGTGTTCGTGGATTTAGTGGAGTTAATGCTTTAAGACAACCTACAAAACCAGATGTATTAGATTTTAAAACATCTGTAGGAGCTGCACATACAGGTGGATCAAAAGTTCATAATTTATCAAATCTTTTTGTTCGAGAATTTCTTAATAAACTTAAAACAACTTATGCAAGTGGATTTGAAAATCGTAAATTTGATAGTGATTTAGATCAAGTTAAGTTTATTCGACAAATTAAAGATTTTTATCGTACCAAAGGAACAGAGGAGTCATATAAGATCTTATTCAGAGCATTATACGGTGAAGAAGTTAATATTATCAAACCATCAGAATTTTTAATCAAACCATCTGATGCTGATTATGGTTTTGGTCAAGATTTTGTTGTTAAAGCAATCACAGGTGATCCCAGAAATTTAAAAGGATCAACACTTTTTCAGGACTTAGATGAAGATGATAAAAATATTCAGGGTGCTTCAGGTGCGATATCAGATGTTAAAGATTTTTTATATGGTGGAGAACATTATTATCAAATTACTGTATCGCAAGATTCAATTGATGGTGATTTTATAATTCCAGGCAGAACTCGTATTACCGATGTTGTATCAGTTGGTTCAACTGTGATGACAGTTGATACCACAGTTGGATTTCCTACAAGTGGATCTTTATCATTACCAACCGCAAGTAATGCTGGTGTTGTAACTTATACAAGTAAAACATCAAATCAATTTGTAGGATTACCAACTGCTGTTGATGTTTTGAATATTGGTGATGATGTTAGATATAATAATGTTGCATATGGATATTCTTTTGCAAACACAACTAAGAAAATTGAAGTTTTAATTACAGGTGTTTTAAAAGATTTTGCAATACCTAACGAAACTTTCTACTTTAATAAAGGTGATAAGGTTAAAGTTGGATCATTTGGTATTAATAAAAGTTCTGAGGATTCTAACTTTGGATCATGGATTTATAACACATCAGTCAAATTTACTCCAAACACTGTTTCAAGACAATCAAGCAGTAGTTTTAGAATTTCAACTCGATCTGATCATGGGTTCTTAGAAGAAGATGCAGTTGAAGTTTTAGATGCTCAAAACACACTGATAGGTCTTGGTCGTGTTTTAAGTGTTATTAGTAGTTCAACCTTTATACTTGGTGATTTGCCTGGCGTTGGTGAATTTAATATTGCCTTTATTCGTAGAAGACTTAAGAGAGGAAATAGTTCTTTACACGATAATATTACAAAATATACTGTTGATGTTCAAAATGTATATGATCATCAATCTGATGATGCATTTGCACTACCTCCACATCCTCATGCGTACGTCACATCACCTTCAATACCAAGTTTAGGTAATGAACCTATTGTTGCACCAGATCGTTCTATAACATGGACTGGCGCGACTGGCGGTGACGTTATACAGTTAATACAGGTTACAGAAGGTGCAGCTGATCATGGATTTTATTCTGGAGAGGTTGTTACTTATAATGTGATTAGTGGATTCTTAGGACAACTTATCGACGGTAAAAATTATTATGTGAGTCGTGTAAGTTCAAATAATATTCGTCTTGCAAACTCATTACCAGATCTTGTAAATGGTGATTTTGTGGATGCAACAGGAAATGGAACTTTTAAAATTTCAGTTCCTGATCTTGCAAACAAAAAACTTGATCATCAAAAATTATTAAAGAGAATATCTCTCAATCCGCTCTTTGATGGGGCAAGGCGTGAGACAGCGCCAGGCACCACTGGCATCCTTGTAAATGGTACAGAGATATCAAACTATAAGTCAGGTGATGTTATCTTTTTTGGTGGTATTGAATCAGTAGATGTGTTGGAAGGTGGATCACAATTTGATGTTATCACACCACCAACAGTGTCGATTGAAAGTTTAACAGGTGCTGGTGTAAGTGCAACGGCAAATGTTAAGGGATCATTTGAAAGAATTGACGTTGTGGATGCTGGATTTGATTATGTTGCTCCGCCTGTGATTGAAATTAGCGGTGGTAACGGACAAAATGCGATTGCAAAAGCAAGATTAAAACAAGTTGATCATTTTGTTGATTTTGATGCATCATCAACAGGTAATACTATTAATATTGCGGCTGACACAATTGGTTTTGGTACTTTTCATAAATTCCGTGATGGAGAGGCTGTAATCTATAAAACATTTAATACTGGTGCAATTGGTATTGCAAGTGCTGGTATTACAACAGATCAAATTCAACAAACACCAGATCAAAGATTAGTTGATGAGTCAATTTATTTTGTATCTAAAGTTAATAACACAACAATTAAACTTGCAAATAATCAAAATGATGCACTTACTAAATCTAATCTCATCAATCTCACTGGATTTGCAGATGGATCACAAAGATTTCAAAGTTTAAATAAAAAACTTGTATTAGGTCAAGTTATAATTGAAAATCCTGGCGAGGGATACGAAAACAAAAGAAGATTGGTGCCAGTAAGTGGTATTAATACTTATTCAGATTTTATTGAATATAAGAATCATGGATTTGTTGATGGTGAGATAATTCGTTATTCTAACAGTGAAGTTAAGATTGGTGGTTTAGATACTGATCAAGATTACTATGTTTTAAAAATAAGTGACAATCGATTTAGACTTGCAGCTGCTGGTATTGGTTCAACTTTATCAGATGCAAATTATATTTCAAAACAATTTGTTGGATTAACATCAATTGGATCAGGAGAACATATATTTAACTATCCGCCAATTACTGTTAATGTAAAAGGAGTAGTTGGAATTAATACAGTTCATCCAGAAAACTATCATGCGAGAGTTAATCCAATCGTAAGAGGTTCAATTACATCAATCAATGTAGAGAAACCTGGCAGTGGTTATGGTAACAATAGAACATTTAACTTTAGTATTCCACCTCAAGTTCGAGTTTCTTCTGGATCATCCTCAGAATACAAGGCGATTGTAACTAATGGTAGAATACAGTCTGTAATTGTAACTCGTTCTGGCACAGAATATACATCTGCTCCTGATTTGCAAATTCTTGGTGATGGTGTCGGTGCAAAAATTATTTCCTCAATTAGTAATGGAAGAGTTGATTCAGTCACTGTTGATAATGGTGGTGTTGGATATTCAACTGCATCAGTGAGTGTTCAGGAGATTATTCCTGGCACAGGTGCTGTATTCTTACCTAAAATTAAATCTTGGGCGGTTAATAATGTTAAAAGATATGAGGACATATTTTATGATGATGATGGATTTTTATCCAGAGGTGATAACGATGAAGGTATTAAATTTACATCATTCTATGCACCAAGAGGTTTAAGAAAAATACTTAAACAAAAAAATAGTGATGGCACTGTTGATTATACATCAAACGATTTAAATCTTCTAAACAACGCAGAACAACCTTCTCTGAATCATTCGCCAATTATTGGATGGGCATATGATGGTAATCCAATTTATGGCCCTTATGGATATGATCGTAAAGATGGTGGTGTTGTAAGAATTATGACATCTGGTTATTCTCTTAAAACAACAAGAGAAAATGGGCCACCAATATCAGAGTTTCCACTCGGATTT